ACTAACCATCTAACCATTGCTACTAGTTGTAGTTGTACAAATATGATTCCGCCTATTATTGATAGGGCTAATTCTATTCCGCTCATCCGTCCCACCCTGCTATTATCCATTCGTCTGGTGAAAATACTGGAAGTATTGTTTCCGCCTGCTTAGCAATGAGTTCAGCTGATTGATAGGCATGCTCTATTATCTGATAAATTGCTTCTGGGTGAGACGAGGTTATAAGCCAATCAAAAGTTGCTTCTGCCAATGGAATGCTACTGTCATATTCTATGTAGGTATAGCCATCATAGTTTAAATTGTCTACAAGAGATCTTTGACCTTCATTTCCTGGCATATCTTCAATAGACTGCTTTATAAATGAAAGACATTTATCTGTTATGTCGAACTGTACGCCCATTAAACATTTCCAGCAATTATATTTGCACGATATCTATAGCCAGACTTTAATCCCATTGGACCAAGGACTGGTGCAGTTTGGAATATTCTCCATTCGCCATCAGTATAGATTTCTTCGTTGTTTGCATCAACTATATTTTTAATATAAGAATTTAATTGCATCTTAGTTTGGCTTTCAATAACCAAATCACCAAGCAAGTTTACAGATAACTGCATAGTAACAGAAGTAGGAATAGTAGTATAAACATTGTTACTTACTAGTCCGTCTGCTGATGTTACTACTGTGTATGAGTAATAGTCTCCAAGATATGGATATTGCTTGGTGGTGTTAGCTTTCATTAAATACGTCTCCAGTCAATTCTACGAGGCAGTTGGAATATCTTTCCAGTCTTAATGCTGCGTGGTTTCTTAAATGAAAGTCCACGAGCTGCCATAACAGCAAGTGGGGCTATCCAAGGAGCTGACATATCTGTATTAAAGTTTTGTGCAGAATCTCCAGATCCAACTGAGTTTGATGCTATCTGAGAATAAACTACGTCCTCATTATCGACCATGTATGCTGCTTGATAAGCAGTCATCTTGTCTAAGACTAGCAAATCGGATGGATTTTCGATATCAATTTCGTCTTTGCCTACATATATCTCAACAATGCTTTGAGCTCTTTTAATAACATCAAAACTTACTTCTTTATTTGTGTAGGTCAATACACTATTAGTTGTACTAAACATTATCTATTTCTCCTTCCTAATTCACGTACTCTTAGAGTATGCGTTGTTGTAAAATCTAATCTTCCAGTCCCGCCTAATTTAAGCTGGAAGACATAGTCTCCAGGCTCTTCAAAAAGGCTTCTAGTAGTAGGCCATCTAAATACGATGATGCCTGTTACTTTATTGCTTGTATCTAAGACTGAACCCGTAAGTCCAATCTCTTCGTTATTTGTACCTATCAAAATAGCTTCTATATTCGTGTAAAGGGAGAGGTTCATGTCAGCACCACTCTGATCTTTAACTTGAATAGATAGAGGTCTGGCAGGTATTTGGTCTATCCAGTATTGACTAATCATTTGATTGCGTCCTCTCTTATGTATAGTATTGGGTCTTGATGCATTACATATAGCACAATGTCATCATCTTTTGATGTAATTGTACTAAAATTAGTTGTTAATTTTGCGCTTGCCGTAGCAACACCTGGAGCAATATTTAATCCAAGTGGAACTAATTGTGCTGTGGCTGTCATTGGAAGTGGGGCACTATTTATAGATAATGATCCAGATCTCAAATCTGTTTCCACAATTGTAGCAGATGCTAATGCTGCTTGAGCATTTACTGATGCTATTTTAAATCCACTAACAGCTGGCTGTGGCATAAATGCATCTGCTTCTAATGCCAATGGTCGTTGTGGTAATGTTTCATAAGCAAGTCTTTCTGATAACCACCATAAAGCACGAGTATTGATGCTTGGAATAGGTACTGAAAGTGTTGGATTTCTCAAGCTAGATACAATTGTATATGAAGGCAAATCTGAAGTAGAAACAGTATTTCTTCTTCTCATGCCAGCTCTAGTTTTAGCAACTCTTTTACCAGTCTTAACAGATTCTGAAGTATCTATACCAATAGTATCTTCGCCTGCAAAATAATCAGCCTGTGCAAGGATATTTTCTCCATTTAATGTCCAATATTTTAGAGCGTTAGCTGTTGCTCCGCCATTTGGATACTGCCTATCAATGTTAGTTGTTCTTGCTTTATATTCATTGCTTTCAGATTGACTTATGCTGCCTGTTGAATATGCGTAATCAATCCAGTAATCAGTAATTAATTCTACTACTTTATTTTCAATTGGATAGCCATAGCCAGGATTATTATATACTGATCCAGCTCCTTTTTGCCTTCCAGGATTATCTGTAAAAGATATAAATACTTTAGCACCAATTTGCTTTCCAGATACAACTGTTCCTGGCTCTACTGCAATTGTTGTTGCATAATTTCTGTATGGATTAACACGTTCAATTTCACCATGCATATAGGTATCAGCAAACTTAGTAATAACTTTACCAGCTTTTACTGCATCTATAGGAACTGCATGATAAGTTCCAGCACCAATCATAGAAGATATAAGGAACTTATCTCCAAGTTGTAGTCCAGGATTATATTCAATACGTGACCATATTCTATCTAGTTCTCCATAAATTAACCCATCTGCCTTGTAATAAACTTCATCTTTCCAGATATACGCTGGGTCATCTGTTAGACCAGGAATTGTATTTACAACTTGATGGTAATTATTTCTATAATAATCTTGATAAGCATTAGTTCTATTATCTGATGTAATTGAAGTATCATAATAGATACTTAATACTGGTGAACCAGTTCCTAGGGGATCGTTAAGTTTAATCGGTACAAATGGATCTGATCCTTCAGCATTTCCATATCCATTAAGAGAATCAATTTGATGATATGTGTCAATAAAGCCCATATCTACAGCAAGTTGTGGGTTAGTAATTAATAAAGAAATTCCGCTGTCTACTGCATCTCTGAGAGAAGCTAAAAATTCTTCAAACAAAGCTTTATCAAGAATATTAAAGTATGGATCAGCTACACCCTTTGCACCAGTTCCAAATGTATCTCTTTCACCAGATTGATCTGGATAGTTACGGAAACAAATCATATCAAACTGAGATAGATCTTTAAGGTCTGTCATTAAGTTTAAATATCTTTCATTACCTGTTACTGGATTTACATATACGGTTCCTAAAGTAGTGCCGTAAGCAGCTATTCCATCTTTAAGAACTGGATGGCTATCTCCAACAAATTGATCATTATCTGGATAATTAATTACTGGAACTGGCCAAATATCCCAGTCATAAAATTTATTAGCTCCTTGGCCTAATTGAGTAGCAACTGGATAGAATGTGTCTGGGTCATCGCCATATGCACCTTGATCAGCATTAGTAAATCCTAGTCCAGCTTCTCCACCCATAAATCTTTGGTATGGAACATATCTAGGATCATCAAATTTAAATGTTGGCCAGAAATAAAGCATAAGAGCACGTCCACGGTTTCCACGTCCTTTATTATTAGCAGTTAATGTTGCTGACGCTGTTGCAGGCTCAGCTTCAACTGGAGTAATTCCAAATGCAGCAAGATAGTTAATGGTAATTTCTCTTTCAAGAACAAATGATCCCTTGTTAGTTGCTATTGCAGAAATATTAAAATCTGAATATGCATTTACATCATTAGAGTTATATCCAATTTGTCCTGGGAAATAAACTCTACTTCCATAATTTTGAATGTCAAGTTTTCCATCGATAAATATTTGTGTGCGAGGTGCATATTGATCTACACCATCTGGTCTGTATTGAATAATAATATGGTGCCATTCACCATCAGCAATGTCTTTAAATCCAGTAATTGCAAGAGAATCATTTGACCCCAAACGTCCTACGGATACATCTTTTACATCTGTAATTGCAATTTTTCCATCTTTAAGTCTAATTCCTGTACGATAGCTTCTAGAAACAGAGCTAGCAGGATTGCCAAGATATGTTCCAGCAGCAATAAATTGATTCTTTTTTGTAGTTTGAATCATTAATTCCATTGTCCAGCCACCAAAATATGTTTCATTATCTCCCTGCACTAGGGCAATGTTTCTAATATTTAATGCTTTTCTATTTTGTGTATCAAAATATCCAGCTGTTGCAACTGGTAGTGGGGTATCATATAAATTATAGCCATAATTAGAATTAAATGCATTTGAAATGTTATGTGCAGTCCATCCACCATATGAGCCACTACGATAAATATTTGTTGATGTATTAAAGAATGTAATTATTCCGTTGTATGCAGAAGATTGGTAATCAACATCAAGAAGTCTTTGATACCATTTATCATCAGTTATTGTGTAATAAGCTGGTGGCAATGGAAGTTGTGCAGATGCATTTAATGATTGAGGCTTAATTAATGCACCCAATGTTGTAGCAAGTCCTGGTTGAACCATTTCTGCTGAAGTTGTAAATGGATCTGCGTTCCATACTCCAGGAATTCTTACCTTTCCTTCTGGGAATGATGCTACAGCATTCATATGCAGAGCACCTACAATTCCATTTCCAGCAACTGCTGGATCTTCACCTTGCGCTGATGCGGTCATTACTGCTGCCGCATTATTTGTATTCTTTGTAGCAGCAAAGTTAGGCATTTGGAACATAGCAGTTACTGTCATAACAGCAATTGTTGGAGCAATTGTGTCTAATTGTGTTGGGTCTGGTAATAATGCAGTTGCAGTTGATACACCTGGATTAATTATTGGACCAAATCCAACTGTTATTGCTGGTTGTACCATCAATGCTGTAGCAGTTGTGTCTTGAACTAAAGCAATCTTTTGATAAATATCAAATGCTTCTTGTGCTGTAAATGCAGAATTAAATACTGCAAGCTCATCTAAAGTTACATCTCTTGATCCTGAAGCTGGAATTAATCCTGGTAATCCTCCAATTGCTAATTGTCCAGCATCTGTTAAAGTACTACTGCTTGCGGCACTAGTTACTATTTCTACTCCATCTATATAAAGCTTTAAATTTGATCCATCTTTAGTTCCAACAATCATATGATAATTGCCATCTGCATAAGATGTTGATGTAGTTACAAAATCATTGTAGTTATCATCTTGAATTCTTAAACGAACAGTTCCATTTGCTAGCTGCTGTATTAATAATCCAGCACCAGTGGTTCCGCCAAATGATGCTGTAGAGAATAAACCTGAAGCATTTCCTGAATTAAACTTGGCATAAACCATAATTGTTTGTTGATTAGCTGAACTAAATGTTCCAGCAGTAGCTGACCACGCACCAGTAAATTGTGTATCTCTGTTGGTAAAATTGTAAGCTTTATAATTTGGGCTTGTTATATTCTGTGTAAAAGATGAATTAAGTTGTGACAAAGATATGCTTGCAGAACCATAATTTAGCGGCAGACCAGTTGATTGATCCATCTTAAAGTAAAATACAGGAGACTTGCCTTGTATATAATTATTTAAAGCATTATCTCTTGAGAATTTAGGCATTGGCATTGCAGCCCCACCCTGAACAGTTGCTTGTCCATATGACCAAATATTAGCAATTTGAGTTGATGTAACATTTGTTGCTGTAGCAATATAGAAATGGGAAACATACATTAATTCTGTATTTGATCCGCCACCTGAACCAAAATCGATGACATTAAAAGCTGCCATTGAGTGATTTACTGTAACTGTTCCAATTGATGTTCCATCTACCCACATTTGCATTGTGCTTCCAGATTTACGAACTGCTACATAGTGCCAATTTCCATCTGTCTTAGATGTTGATGTATATATATCATGATTTTGGTTATTTAAAAAAGCATTAACTACAATTTTTCCATCTGCATCAAAATAAACTGCAACATTTTCAGTTGTTTCATGTGCTGCAAATATAGTTGCTGCTTGTGCTGTTGATTTCTTTACCCAGAATCCTAAAGAAAAATTACCATCTAAGAATGGATTAGCAGCATTAGCTCCTAATGAATAAACAGAATCATTTGTTGAACCTGTTACTCTAAGAGCTCCATGATTTTGGACACCGCTTGTTGTGTCATTTTTAGCAGTTCCAGTATAAATAAATGCAATGTTATCGCCAGAACCATAGTTTGTAATAGTTTTAGGTTCATCAAATTTATAAAATTGTTCTAATGTCAATGTAGACATATATGTATCTAAAAGAGTAAAGTTATCACGAGCTGATTGAATAGCATTAGGTGATGTTGCAGATGCAGTCATTACAGCTGCTGTATTATTTGGATTCCGAATTGTTGTAATTGCTGGTTGAACTGCTAATGCAGATGCATTCATTGCCTCTGCTGTGTATGAAACATTACTTAAAATGTCTCTAGCTGTTATAAAATCTGATGCATGTTCTGTAATTTTTGTATCTGATAAAGTGTTATATTCAGCAGCAAAATCCATTGTTCCAATAATGTTACCAGCATAAAATCCTGTATCATTATTAAATGATCCAAAAAATGCAGATTCATCTTTATTTTTTACTCCATCGATCCATATTGTATGAGTTGTATCCAATCTTCTAACAACAACGTGATGCCAAAGACCATCATTTATAGCTATTGTACTGGTTACTGTTTTAGAGTATGATTGATTTGCTACATAAAAATCTAATCCTCCGCTTGCGTTAATACTAGTATAAGCTGATCCTAAAATTCCACCTAAAGATCCAGAAGTTGCAGTTGTTTTAAATACAAACTCTATAGCAAAATTTCCAGTAGAGTATGGAATAACATCAATTGCAGTATTTTGTAAATAATTCAAAGAGGATGAAGTCCATGATCCATTTCCACCTGACGGTGATTGTGAATTAAATGTAGGGGCTGGACCAACTAAAGTTGGCAATGTGCTTGCTGTTATTGTTCCTTCATTAGCTATATATGTACTGTCAAAAGGAAATATAACTCTTGCGCCATCTGCTATTGATCTGCTATATACTGACATAAAAAAGGACTGCCATTAGGCAGCCCAGACTCCAATCAAGAATTTGTCTGCTGGGATTGATGAGATGCTTCCGCCGTTAATTGTAATAGTAGGAGTAAAGGAGAGATCGGAAACTACTGGAGAAAATATATTACCAGAAAGAATCTCAACAGTAGTGTTGACTACGCCTGCACAAGCATGTGCTTGGAATGCGCCGACCTCTACCTTTACGTCCATGAGCGTTACCTTACGCTACAGTGATTCGAACAATACCTGTCGAATCCCATGTGATTGTAAAGTTACCATTAGTTGAAGACTGATCTGAACCGAAGTCCACATAGCCAATCAATGCGCTTGTTGAAGCAGTACCAGTTGAATCATAAACAATTGCATAACGTGCTGTGATTGTTGAAGACGCCCAAGTGGTGTCTGCAGCATCAAGAACAATTACGTTATTTGCTGAATCATAGGTCGCTGTCTTTGAAGCAAGTGTGTTTCCACCAGCTGTATAACCAGTTCCTGAAACTTCGTATGTTGATACGTCGTTAAAGTAGTCATGTGCGTCCTGATCTGGAGTGTAAGAAGATGAAACGAGAGCTACTTTGATAGTATCTGAGTCGAAGTCAACTTCCTTGTTAAGTGCTTTAAGGAGAAAGTTACCGTATAGTTTTGATGGCATGTTTTATTCCTCCTTACGCTGTCTTCTCAAGAATTGCAAAGCCTTCAGCTCTAGCAACTTCAAATGCACGACGTGCACGAACCTTGAGTAGAACACCGTCTGTATCAAATTTAGCATCCTTAGAGACCATTGACTCAATACCTGCACGAACACCATTGACCATAAGATCAGTGTTACCTACGATAATGAGAGCGTTTCCAGTTGGAGTTGCTGATGCTGCTGCACCTGTCATTGCTCCATGTGAAACAGTTAGTGGATATCCAAACAATGTTGATGTTGTAGTTCCTAGTGGATCTGTTAGGATTGGACGATTTTGATTGTCGACTAATCCACGAAGAGTTGCTAGGAATTGTGGGTGAACGATGAAAGCTGTCTTTGATGGATCAAAGTATGCACCCTGTTCAATCTTAGATAGAAGCTGATTTAGATCATCAAATGTAGCTGCTCCACCTGTTTGAATAAGGTTGGCTCCTGCTGCTCCTGGTGATACTGCACGATACACAGATGTGTATGGTGCTGCGTCTGTTCCAGCTGATGCAGCTGTTACACCTAAGCATGCATTGTCAAACTTTCTTGCCCAGTTAGTTGCCCACTGAGTTTTGTATGTATTCATTACGTCTACGAATGAGTCATTCATATCTTCTTCTGAGATGTGCATGATCTTTGCCCATTTACGAGCTGTTAGTGTAATGTCGTCAATTGTTACATCTGATTCACCGATTGTAGCGCCTTCTGCATAAACAACAGGAGCGTCACCAACAAAGCGTGGAACACGCTTTACTGATGTTGCCATTGGCTCACGACGTGCAAGCTTTTCAACTGCAGAGTTCTGCAATGATGCTTGTACGACGTTTGAGCTATGCTCTTCAACGATATAACCATTGGCGACTGTTAATTCTGTTCTTGCCATAGTAGTTTTATCCTTTTCTTATTAGTTAGATTTTTGTTTGCTTGAGAGTAATATATTCGTCCGAATAATATTAGATTCGCAAGCCTAAACGTCCATCTAGCTTGCATAGTCCAATTATACCGTATATTATTTCCCAAGTATATATCTTGCTTGTAGTTCTGAGGCTGAAAGCGGGGAATCAACTTTAGAAGTTATTCCTGAATCAGCTTTACCGCCAACTATCATCTTTGGGTCAAATAACTCAGGAAAGTCTGTTTTAAGGGCTTCCAGCTGGCTATCTAATCCATTAATCTCAAAGTCGTCAGTTAATTCAATTTCTGAGGTCTTAATATACTTCAGAAGCTTGTCTGCATTTGGAACACCATTCTCCGTTAGAGATTTAATTATCTTATCATGCTTTAATCTAGTCTGATTAAGAGTTAACTTCTCTCTTGTAGCAACAATCTCTTGTTCTATGGCTTCTTTCTCTGTCCTGAACTTTTTAGCGTCCGCTTTTGCTCTATCCAAAGCTGCCAATACTGCTACTGGGTCTTTGATTTCTACGGACGTACCATCCATATTTTCCATTTATTTCTCCTTATGCTTGATTATCTTGAGCAGTTTGCTCAAGTGCAAGGTTGTTCATGTTTATTACTTCAGATGTTGGATTAGAATCTAATCCAGGTGTCTCTGTTACGTTTTCAGCAACAATTGCATCTGCTATTTCTGGGTCATATCCAGCTTCAACAAGTATTTGGCGTAGATTAACTCCAACGCTCTTCTTGCGAACTGCTATGTCCCAATTATCTAATGAGTCAACAGATTCTGCATTTTCCCACTTGATTTCAACGTCTGCTGAGATTCCTTCGATCTTAAACATGTATTTAAATAAATCTCTCCATGTTGATCCAAGTGCTAGCTGACGATTAAGTACTTTCTTAAATAGTGGTGCTTCAGCAACACGCAATGCTTGACCTGACGGAATATTTGATCCCTTTAGGAAGTAGTGGTTAGGTGTTGATGTAATTGATGCCATTGCATTTACATATTCCGTTACTGGAGCTGTAAAGATGCTTGGATCTGCCGCTGGGAACTGTCCAACTGAAGATACACCTTGTAGGTACCAGAGTTCTCCTGGACCATTTTGCAATGAGCCAATATTCTCTCTAGCTGTATCGTCATCTGAGAAGTCATCAAATTCATTTGAGTTTCCGCCAGATGATAATGCATAACGCTGTGGTGCACCCTGATAGTCAACAGTTAACATATGAGTTGATATCAGCTTGTTAATAGCATCTTGTGGGCCAAAGGCATCTGCATGCTCTGGACGACCAAATGGCTTATGTGTGCGGAAGTGGAAGACTGGACATTCATTCCATGGATTAGGAATAACTTCCATTGGAGTCATATTCATGCTTACTGACATTGTTTCTAAGTCACCAAATGTCATATATTTCTCAATACGATCTGCATAATACAGATTCATCTTGATCATCTTTGTTGAGCCATCATTTACTTGCCATAACTTAGCTGCAAAATCCTTTTGACGTGGATTCTCTTGGTTGTAAACAACGCATGTATTCATTGGCGAGTTATAGTCAATAGATAGGGTTCCGTCCATATCTGGCCAAACAATTGCGTATGAATCACCATAAACAAGTGCATTTCTATGAATCTCGTTAATATCTAGCTTTAAATCTGTTTGTTCCCAGATTGTATCAATATAATTTTCTGCTTGTGCATCTCCTGCAAGGATTTGCTTAATTTCAAGACGATTAAGTACTGAATCTACTACTGTCTTTGAAAAGTTAAATCTAAAATCGCTGCCCTCATATCTGAACAACTTAAACCAGCGTTGGTTAGCAAATACTTCTTCATTTACGCCTTCGTAATATGCTTCAGCTTGCTTGTAGCCTTCTCTTTTGTTTAAAATCTGTTCAAGAGCTATTTTAATGTCTGACATTTTATCTCCTTAAGTAATTTAATTGACGTGCTAATACCTTTGGAGCTTTATTATCTAGAAAATAAAGTACTCCAGATACCATTGCGTCTAGTACGTCATCGTGTGAGACCTTTGGAAAGGAATACATCTGTTCTTCTAGCGATGGAAAATGAGCGGTATGTCTTACTTTCCCTTGTTGGTAATAATTCAAAGCTTTTCCAGCACGTACTTGCTTTGAGACTGATTGGCGGATAGATCTATATTTTACAGGAATATCTTTAAATACGTCTTTCCATAGATCTCCACCTTGGTTTGTTTCAACATATATAACACCAGGATTATATATATCTACGAGTGCTGCCACTCGTTCTGATAATTCAGATGGAGATACTTTCAGCTGAAAAGCATCTCTCACATAGACGTTATCATCGTCTCCTCTGCTCAGCACGGCTATTCCCGTGTAGTCAGAAACCTTATTTTTAGTCACAGCTGGGTCAATGGAGATAATTGTATTTCCATATTCCTCTAATTCATCAATAATTACATCTTCATACATCCAGAAGTTACCATCAGCATTTACAGGATGGTTCATATAGTTCTTGGCAAAGTCACGCAGGTGTCGTTGGGATTGAAGCCACTCTAGAGACCACTTCTCAGGCCATACAGAGCGTTCTGAGCCATCATCGGCTGTCATAATGGCTGGATAGTAGTGTACGCCTACATTCTGGTCTGTAATCCATTTTAATTCAGGTCCACGTTCACCTTGAGAGTGCTTGCGAAATTGATCCATCATGGAGTTAGGCATAGTAGTTGTTCCAACAATAATCATTCTGGCGTAAATATTCATAGGTGCAATATCATCAAATACTGTATTCATCTGTCTTCCAGCCTGATATTCAGAGTAATTCTTCTCACCCTTCTCAATATCATCTAGGATAATTAGATCAGGACGCTGACCAAAGACCTTCTTACCCAGAGAGTTAGTGTCAATTCCATTAGCATCAAATATAAAGTCATTAGACTGGACAATACGCCATGAATTGCTAGCAAGGGAGCGTCCAGTAGAGTTAACAAGCTTTGGAGCACATAGCTCAGGATAATCAGCCTTGAGATATTCATTTGTCTCCAGCTCATTCTTAAATGTCATCAAGTGAGTCTCCGCCTGAGAAGCAGCATCTGAGAATGCAGCTACAAATTTAATATGACCATGGGCGGCGGCCCACATAGGAAGAATAAGAAAGATCCAAGTGCTCTTGCCACATTCTCTAGGTGCAATAAATGCATCTCTACCTTGTTTAGGTTCTGTGGCTTTATTGATCCATGTCTTCCCATATTCAGCTAGATCCCAGTGAAATTCAGATAGGGTAAGTTCGCCTGAAGCATTCTTCAAATGGTGTGGCAAATACAGCAAAGCAAATAACATTGGATCATATTTAGTTAATTCAACACGACCTTCAGATATTGTAAAAAGCTTTGGATCTATATTCTCAATATGTTTTGATATAGTATACATTTTTACTGTCCAAATTTATTTGTAGTTGCAAAAATAGAATTTAAATTCATATTTGTCAAGTGGGTGGTCCTTGATGAAATGTCGACAAATAGATATATATATAAATAGCTATGCTTCAATTAACAACCTTTAATGAATGCTTAATAGATTCAGATCTCATTTTGGCTTCATTCAACATATCTACTATAGCCAAATCAGATCCATCTTTAGATCTATTCTCATTAATATTAGTAGATTTACCTTCAATTAGATTGATTGTCTGAATAGCCTTATGTAATGCATTAGATAATTTGGCTATATCATCTGATACTAGGTCATCTTCATATAGTGCTTCTACTGTTCTATCTATTACTGCCTGTGCCGCCAATACTTTCTCTTTATCAGTATAGAAGATGTCTAATTGTTTAGACATAACTGCCAAGGTATTGGCAGTAGGCATATCTACATTTCTCTGCATATAGAACTTCTTGGCTGTATGGTAGGATTTAGGATATCCTAATGTTCTCATAGCTGGGCCAACGCCCATTTCATTAGCCATTTCTATAAATTCTGTTATTTGTTCTTCTGTAAATACGGGATATCCCATTTATTAACTCCTTTTAACATTATTTGGGCCCATTACGGGGGCATCTGTGGATCTTACTATAGATATATCAATATCTGTGGATAAGCTTTGCTTAACTTCGTTTATAGCTGTGGATAACTTATTTGGATCTGTGGATAACTTTTTATCTTGTGGATAACTCTTCTTAATTCTCTTCTTTGGTTTATACTGATGATCTATTTCTCTTCTTATACCGTGTCTATTAGTGTCTATTATCTTTGCCATTCCGCCCTATTCGTCCTTATCCCATAATTGATCTAGAAAGGTCCTTAATGGACCACCGACTTCAAATCCAAATGTCTTCTCATAAGTCTCTGTATCGTTATATATCTCTACCGTCATAGATAGAATACCTGATGGATGGTAAAACAGATCCTTTGCATATGGATATAGTCTCATCTCGTTATCTGCTTGCACGGCTACGAAATCCCTAAAGTCTCCACGATGTTTCACTAGTTGTTACATCCTATCATTCAAGTCTAAGTATACATCAGAAAAGAAAAAACCCCAACAATAGGGTGGTATTGTTAGGGTTAATCCTTATATATATATTAAGGGGTTTTGTAGTTGGCACTACTAGATAATTATATCACCTATTTAAATATAAAGGTAGAGTTAAAAGCTTTATTTATCTCTTTCTTTCCTTTAGCTGTAGGTGCTGGATCATAGTTCATTGTTGGATACCACCAGAATTGGTCTCTCTTGAGTTGTCTAGCCTGATAATCAATTAGCCATTCATCTATCAATTTGTCTAACTCTGTACTGGAGAGTAACATAACATCTTCCATCTTGTTATCTGACCAGAAGCCTTTTAAAGCTGCATTCTCTTTAACTGTCTTGCCTCTCTTGTCTTGCTTAAGAGTATAGTTCTCTCTCTTTCTACCTACATCTGTTCTAGTCTTAGTTCTTGGTCTACCCGCCATTTTTCATCTTTCTTGTAGCAATCTTAACTCTCTGTCTCCAACATGGTTTACAGTAGATGTTGTGTTTGTCTAAGGTGTTTGATTTCTTACCAAACTGGCTTATAGGCTTCTCTAAGCGACAATCACGACAAGACTTAGACTGATGTACCACTTTAGGCTGTGCTAGTCTCCTAGCCTCATTGTAGGCCTTGTAGTAGGTACTCTGGCATGGCTTACAGTAGCTAGATCTGCCATCTCCATACTTTCTGTTACTAATATTGAATTCTATAATCTCTTTCTCAATAAAGCAAATCGCACATTTTTTCATTCTTGTAGTTCCTATTCTCTTTAGTTTTGACTCTATGACAAGGTTTGCATAATGTCTGTAAGTTCTGTGGTTCATTATTTGATCTGTTTCCGTCTATATGATCTACATCTAATAATGTTTTGTCTTTTGGTACTGTAAGGCATCTTTCACAATACCCCTTTTTAGCCTTCTGAGCCTTTCTACGGCATGTTAGACAGTTGGTCCTATAGTATTTCTTACCTGTCTTCCCTCTGCCCTTTAAAGTGGCATTCCTGCCGCATTTACACTTCGGAATCATTTGACACCAACCATCCTAATTTGGAGGCAGCGGCGGAACACTTTTCACAGTGACTAGCGAAGCGCAAGTAAAGCTGACAAGAATTACAAAAGTAAATATCTCCTTTTTCTACCATGATAATAATTCATCAATCTTATCAGCTGATAGTATTTCTATATCTAAAACTTCGATAGAAGTTTCTTCTATTTCTTTTGTATTTATATTTGTATTTATATTTGTATTTATATGTGTATTTAGACTGTATGTGGTACTACCCTCTGTAACACTAGGTAACATAGGGGTATACATGCAGGAGTTATCCCATCGCATCTCAGAGTATAGGTATCCTCTGTCACACAATACCCTCTTAGCTTTAACAATAGAGGATATTCCGAATCCAGTTTCCTTAGCCAAAGTTTTATTAGTCGGAAACGCTGGATCCTTCTTTGTAAAATCGTAATGAGATGCTATCATGATAGCTGTAATCTTCTGGATGCCAGATAAACTAGAAGAGCGAATAGCTCTAATATAAGACATGTAATCCATGTTATCTCCTTTCCGTGAGATAACCTAATTATATAACGCTATATTTCTTATGTCAAGTACTATTTAGAGTTCTTTAGCATATGGAGGAATATCTCCTGCTGTCTATCTTCAAGCCTAGTAATTTGGTCTTTTAGGGATGATCCAGAATTGGGTCTAAGCTCATTTAGGTAATGTTTAACTAACCATCTAACCATTGCTACTAGTTGTAGTTGTACAAATATGATTCCGCCTA